CCGCTTGCCGAAAAACACTTGGCACCAGAATGCCCCAGGATCGACTTGTAGTAGTCCGGCGACCCCAAAGCATCCCCGGATTTGTACCCGAAACAGGTCTTACAGTAGTTTTTCAACAAACTCCTAGGATGCTTTTGGTAGCCACCGATGCCCCTAGAATCAATAGGTTACAAGCATTGGTTGTTATGGCATGGAAGAGGTCACCGGTTCGATCCCGGTCAGGTCCACCAATCAACTCAAGCATTTAGCGCCACCTCCTTCCCGACACTTTGTCGCATTCTTGTCGCAAATTCCAAGACCTTCCCTGCAGAAGAGGTGGGCAATTCTCACAGTCGCAATTGAAACCATGGAAATGAGTGATATGCCGCGATTCGGCCGCTGATGCTGAAGACAAAGAACAATCCAGGTGGTCTACCAATCAATGTGTCGGTCCGCGCTGGAGCTGTTGCCGATCGCTACCACGTGCAGGGTGCCGCGTTTGCACTGGGGACAGGATCGACTGAGTGCGAACTTCTGCGGTTGGCTCAGCAGTTCGCTGCTGTCCGCGGTGGTGGCGTGGAGATGGATCCTGCACAAGGCGAGGGCCTGGCGCCGGTTGCGGTTGGCAAGCAGTCCGAAGTGGCGGATCTTGACAAAGCCTGCGGGCAGGACGTGGAGCAGGAAGCGGCGGATGAACTCGACCGCGTCGAGGGTCATGACGGCGCTGCGGAAAATTCCGCAACAGATATATCCACGACCATATCGACGTAGCCTGACACTGGGCCGAATCGTCTCAGGCCCAATGTGGACAGGTTGTCTCCGCCGGTCACCGAACCCGCGACCGCCGCATCGGCCGTAATCGAGGTCGGCGCAGCTAGCCCTCCACCCATGGCGTTCGCGTAGAGCCGTACAACCGAAAGTGCTGGCGTTACTTCAATCACAAATTCGGCGAGAGCGTCGGTCTACCTAATCTGGCCCACAGATCACCGATGTTGTTCTTCCTCAGATATTGGAGAGCCTGGGTAATGGAATCTACCTGGTCGTCATGCTTCGAGCTGGGGAAGCTGGTGAGCTCGCGAACAAATTCCGCCGACCAGGGAGCATATTTAGGAATCAACACGTGTCCATTCTCAAAGACGGCAGACTGAGCGATGAGACGCATTCCTTTGTCGTTGCCGGGCGGGGGGCTGAACGCTTTGAGGCAATATATACCGTCGCCGCGGAGGTCCTGAAGCAGTGCGATGCCGGAGCCTTTGTCCTCGATCAGCACTGTGTTCGGCAAATGTTTTAGGTACTGCTCCTTCACCGCACGCCGCAGGTCCGGGTACTCTAACCGTTTGCGGAAGAGGTCGATCAGGTAATAGTTGTCGTTGAGAACACCCAAAGTTATGCAGACGCTGAAGTCATTGCTTTCTGCGCTTTTGCTCGCCGTATCCCAGCTTTGAATGGTATTGGAGAAGTGCGGCGGCAGCTCTCCCGGGCTGTAATGACGGAACCACTCCGGCTTGATTATCACGCCCCCCGCGGGCATGGGATTCTGCTGATACTGGCTCTGAAAAGCTAACTCGCCCATGCTCCTGCGTAAGCCTTGGAGCGATTCTAGCGTCTCTCTCCTTGCGTCGAGAACCTCACCCGCAGAACGCCCGAACTGGATCGGTCCGAACTCCGTTTCGGCGACGTGTATTTCATCTTCTTCCGCGATCGCAGGAAAGCGTAGTACATCCCAATCACCCAGTTCGAGCAGATGACCGACAAGGTCATCCGGATGAAGTCGCTGCATGACGACAACCATGACGCCGTCCTGTTTGTTGTTCAATCGGCTGAACGCGGTGTTAGAGCACCAGTCGTTTGCGGCCTGCCGTAGAGTGTCCGAGAAAGCGTCGGCGGGCTTCAATGGGTCGTCGATGATCAGGTAATCCCCCCCTCGGCCGGTCATTGTTCCCCCTACAGAGGTTGCCATTCGAAATCCCCCCGCGGTTGTCATAAAGTCCTCTACCGACAGCTTTTGCCGGGACAATCTCGTGGCAAACGCCCGTTGATATCCCGCTGTGGTCATGATGGTGCGGGTGTCGCGAGCATGTTTATCCGCAAGACTCTGCCCGTAACTGACACCGATGATCTGTTTGTGGGGATGGTTCCCTAATATCCAGGCAGGGAAAGCCACACTGGCAATGATCGATTTCCCAGACCTCGGCGGAACACAAATAATCAGGCGTTTGCACTCACCTGCCGCGCACTCCTCGAGCTTCGCTGCAAGGATAGAAAGATGTGGGCTGTCGAAGAATATGGTTTGCGGGAACAGCTCCGCGAACGTATATTCCACAAATGTCATCAAGCTGTGTCGCATGAGGAAGTTGAAGTCACTGACTGTCGGGCTGGTGTTCACTTTGTCTCCTTATTGTTCGTGCTGCATAAGAGGCCGTTCTGATCCGGCTTCTTGCCCATACGTTCTACTCGCTCGAGAAAGTGCTTCATGAGGCCGCTGTCCCGACTACTGAGATCGACGGCGACCGCTTCCACTTGCTCCTGGCATTCAAATGCTCGCTGCATTTGCAAGGTCTCTTTGATCGCCCGGTGGTCTCCCTTCAGCGCACTGTTCATCTGTTGATAAAGCACCGCATCCAGACGTGTCATGGTCGTGGTCTTGCCGCCCGTGGTCACCGTGATGAGCCCTGATGCGATCTCATTGAACCTGGTCGCAATGTTCTTCGAGCCCTTTGGTCTACCCTTCCGATTGCCGGAAACGCCCTTACCAAACTGCGTTTCCCGCGGCGGCCTACCGTAACCCACCTCGTAGTCGTCTCCCTCGTCAGCCACGGCAGTCCTCCTTCTCCTTCAAATCGTTGAAAGCAATTCCAGTCGTTGAATGAGCTGCACACTCTCCGGTCAGCTTCTGCCAGCGCTGAATCGTCAGGTCAACATGGCGACCCTCGATCTCCATACAAACGGACATAGGACAAAACTCCGAAGGGGTGAGCAATTCCCTCTAGGTAATATGATATTGCCCTAAGCAAGGGGTCAGATTATTGCTAACTCTTGTGCCTAAATCAGATCTAAGACCTTCCTCGGACATTGAGAAGGTTGTTCCATCTGCTTTGTAAGCTATCCACGGCTCTCCCCAGTTACTGCACCTGATCAAAGGGTTGGCCGGTTATTGAGTGGATAGCCTGCTCGCCGGTATAGGTCTGCCAGCGCCGTATCGCCACGTCGACATAGCGTGGCTCGATTTCCATCCCGTAACACACGCGAGAGACGCGTTCTGCCGCAAGCAGAGTACTGCCGGAGCCCAGAAAAGAATCAAGCACGATGTCGTGAGGCGCAGAAACGTCCAGTAGCGCACCCTTTGCGATGCGATCGACCCAGTCGTGGGCACGAACTACTGCTTTGATGAGCGATGGAATGGAGCGGGGAGACCCTTGAGCCGCGTCAGGTGCCAACACCAGGCGGACCTCCCCGCGACACTTGCTGACGGTTGCTTGAGCTTCAAGGATGATGAGGTCTTCGGAGATAGGGGATTCGTTCGCCAGGGATGGAGCCTCCCGCAGACCCGTAACAGCCTCACGAATTGCAGATTTGCTGAGTTGCAGTTCGATGAGATTATCGTGAACGATGACTCGTTTCACAATCGTAGACACGACCGCCCGGACTTGGGGCACCCCGGATGCAGCCCACTTCTGAGCACACTCTGCTGCGCGTTGGATCTCCACCGAACCGGCAGTCCGACTGCACAACACGTCCTGCATCCGCTGTGGCGATTGCAAGAACGACTGAACCTGTGAGATCACCAATTCTTCGAGTTCGTCGGCGGGAAGTCGCACAGGACCATCTGCGGCCCTTCCTGGTTTCTTAATAACGGCTTGCGAGACGTAATAACGGTAACGCCTTGCCCCCTTCGCAGCATGGGAGGGGGTGAAGCGATTGCCCTGGGGGTCGTACAGCAGCCCTGTCAGAAGGCTTTTGCTCGCCGACCGTAGCCGTCTCCGCGGGGCCTGCAGGTTCGCCACGAACTGGGCCTGTACCTTATCCCAAAGCTCCTGGTCGATAATGGCCGGCTGCTGGCCCGGATAATACGTGCCCTGATGGTGGACCTTTCCCAGATACATATGATTCTGCAGCATGCCGTACAGAGCCCCACGGGAGTAGACCGCACCCCCGGACGAGCGACCGGTTCGACTGGTGCGTTCTTTGCTGCGGACGCCAGCCTGGTCCAGATACTCCTGGACCTTCGAGACACAGCCAAGCTTCAGGTACATCCGATAGATCTCGCGGACGCGCTCCGCCTCCGCCGGATTAATGACGAGTTGTCGGTCCTTGACCTCATATCCCACCGGAACGACACCACCCATCCACATTCCCTTCCGCTTCGAAGCAGCTACCTTGTCCCGGATGCGCTCGCCGGTGACTTCGCGCTCGAACTGGGCGAACGAGAGAAGGACGTTGAGTGTCAGCCGGCCCATCGAGGTGGTGGTGTTGAACTGTTGGGTCACGGACACGAAGCTGACGCGTTGTTTGTCGAACTGCTCGACGATCTTCGCAAAGTCTGTCAGGGAACGGGTGAGTCGATCGACTTTGTAGACCACAACGGTATGAGTTTGGCAACTTGGCTTGGCCCACTTCGGCGGTTTGTTTTGGCCCACCCCTTGGGACGTTGATGTTGAGGGTGTTCGGTTCTGCTTCCGCTTCGCCCTCCGGGCTACGCTCCAGCAGAACCGA